ATTTCAACGAGACTTCAAACAATCTCCCCATGTCAGGGTTTACGACATTCTAAAATTCTACAAAAAACTCAAACAAGATCATGGGTAAAACTAAAAAAGTCAAAGCTCCCAAGGCTAATTACGGTGCTGATATTAACAAGTTGCTCGGTGCATACCAGCAATCAATGCCTAGCACTATGGCGTTTGAGGGTCAGTACCGTCCGCAGTTCCAAGGACTGAATCTAGGTGACATCTCGGCGTTTACGCAGGGTGTAGGTGGGCAGCAAGGCTACTACGGGCAGATGCGCGGTGCTACGCAAGAGGCAGGACGGCAACTTGGTGAAGCTAGATCCGCAGAACTAGGTCAGATGACTGGCCAAGCAGGTCAGGCACGGGGTCTGTTGCAAGCAATGTCGCCAGAGGCAGCAGCACGGGTACAGCAATCGCAGGAGCAAGCACTACAGGCGCAGGGTCTGGCTGGGTTATACCAAGGGCAAAGCCAAGGGTACGTTAACCAAGCCAACACGTTGGGTAACGAGGCATTCGCTCGACGTGGGTACTTGTCTCCAGAGCAGATGCGTAACGCCGATCAACAAGCCCGTGCAGGCGCACAGGCGGCAGGACGTATCGGTGGCAACCTCGGTATAGCAAGCGAGATACTAAACCGTGAGAATGCACTCGCATCACGTCGAGGAGAGGCAGCATCAGCGGGTCAAAGTGCTTTCAATCAGTTCCAAGCACAGCAAAGCACTATGGGAAATCTCCGTGGTGAAGCGCAGGGTGCTAACCTTGGTGCTTACCAAATGGGTCAACAATTCTATAGCCCTGGGTTACAAATGCTAGGGTCTACACCACTAAGCTACCAATCAGGTCAGCAACAATTAGGCGTTGGCTTGCAACAAATCGGTCGCGGCACACCTGGGCTATTCGACGCAGGACAGGCACTCAACCTTGGTGCAACTGAACGTAGCAACCAATTAGCGGCACAGCAAGCAAACGCACAGATGCAAGCACAGCAAAATGCTAGTATCATGAGTGGTATTGGACAAATTGGTGCTGCTGCACTTACGGGTGGTGCGTCACTTGCTGGTGGTTCACTTGTTGGTTTGCTTTCACCGCCACGCGCTAGAGCTGTGGGCTAAAGTTATATAAAACACAAGCTGCAAAGAATTTAATATTATGGCACTACTAGGAGCATCAATTGACCCCAGCCTGTTTAGACAGGACTACTCTGGGTTTGTAAACGCAGCAAACACCAACGCTAACGCAATGGCTGGGCTAGGGCAGACTATTGCAAATACTGCAACTGATTACTTTAAAGACCAGAACGAAAAGAAAAAGCTACTAAAGCAAAGTTCTACGCAAATTGATGCCGCAATTAAGTTGTATCCAGAGTTGCAAAACACGTTTTCACCAATTTTAGACAATCTTCGTGATGAGAATATTTCTCTAAATGATCGTTTTGCTAGTGCTAGTGCTACTCCTGGGCTTATTGAACTTGCAATTGGTCAGTCAAATAAAAATAAGGAATTTGGATTCAAGGAAAGAGAGCTTGCCGCACAAGAAGGTAGGTATACTAAACAAGCCGAACAAGAGCGGAATAGGTATATTGAGTCCCAAAAACCAGATGCATCGAAATGGACTAATTACAATGAGGTAATCAATATTGGAGGAAGATCTATAAAAGTTGTTGGGCAAATCGACCAATATGGTGGATTCAAAGACTTGAATGGAAATCAATATCCAAATGTTGGTATGGCATTTTCTGTTCCACAACCCGTTGTTTCACCAGATACTGTAAATCCAAACGTGGTAAGTAACGAGATTAATATGCCTGCTGGATCTTCTTATGTTACACAAGAAAAATTCAGACCATTCAATGCCGAGGAATCTAAATTATATGGTTCACAAGGACAAGTCGATACATCCACAAATAGAGCATATCCAATAACTCCACCTTCTGGAACATCTTTCAAAACAAACCCAGACGGAAGCGTTGAGTACATTACTGGAGCAGGAGTAAGTCAAAAAACTGAAAAAGCAACAGAAGCAAGGAAACAACAACAAGGTAGCTTTGTTAACGAGTTTGTTAACACCGCTTCTGAAACCCTCAAAATGATTCCTAATCTTCCAGATAGTCCGATTGGTGCTAAAGTTGGAGCTATATTAGGTGGAGTGTTGCCTGGGACGGAAATAGGAAGGGTTGTCTCAAGGCTTGGAACATTAAAAGCAAATTTAGCATTAGATAAAATAAATCAATTGCGTGAAGCGTCTCCAACAGGTGGTGCAGCAGGTAACATGACAGTACAAGAATGGCCGTTGTTTATGCAAGAATTTGGTTCTCTTGATGCGGCTGAAAACAAGCAAGATCTAGAAGCAAGGCTTAAAAACGCTTCGGTAAAACTATTTAACAGGGTTAATGGAACTCCAGAGCAAAGGGAGGAAGCACTAAAAAATGGAACTATTACAAGTGAAAACAATCAAATAGTAGAAACTGAATACAATAAAATGTTATCAGATCTTAATATTGCTACACCAACTGCTCCTGCTGCAAGTGACGCACCACTTTTCAGTCCAGAAATTGAGGCAAGAATTCAAAAGCATTTACAACCAAAATAATGGCTCAAAATATTGATTTTCAAAAGCAAGCAAAAGATATTACTGATGCTATCAATGGTGCATCGTCTGCTTTAGAATCGGCAACAGACGAATCACAAAGAAAGGAATTTCTAGATGATCTTGTCATGCTTAACCAAGCCAAGACAACGCTTGAGAAAGCGTACTCAGATAGTAATTTAAATGAGCAAAATCAGTTAAAACTATCTAAAGAAGAATCAGCAAAACAACTTTCTGAAGGGTCATATGTATCAACAGAATTCCAACCAGTCCCTGTTAATCCAACATCGTTTGCTGCTTTTGCACAACCAGTTAAGGTAAATCTAGAACAAACACGTTCCAATTTAATTGAAAATGCAAGCAAAGTTTTTGGTGTCGACACACAAAATATTGATGTTGATTCGGGATTGAGCGGCAAAGAAAGATTTGCTCTTTCTGCATTACCAACAGATCAAGATCGTATAACATTTCTGGCTAGTAAGTATCCAGATATTGAACCAGTTATAATCAACGGTAGGAATGAACTGTTTGTTAAAAAAGGAGAAAAACTTGTAAAAGTTGATGAATTTGGTAATTCGTTAGCAGATGCCGCATCACTTATATCAACTGCCGCAAAAGAAGTATTGCCTACAGTTGCCGCAATCGGAGGTGCAATTGCTGGTGCGCCAAGCATTCTTGGAGCCGCAGCATTAAGTACTGGTGGTTACGCTGCAACATCTGGATTGCAGGATATAGCAATTAGAAAAGCAATGGGTATTGATGCCCAACCTCTAGAGGTTCTGGGTAGGCAAGGTCTTACTGCTGCAATTTCATTTCCTATTGATATTGCAACAGCGGGAACAGCAAAGTTCTTATCTAGGAGAATGGGCAGACCAATTGCAAATGAGTTAAATAGAACACTTGTTTCGGCAGAACAAGAATTTGCAAAGTCAGGCTATGACATAAAAGTTCCTGTTGGGGCAAAATTTGGAGAGTCAGCATTAGAAGCACAAAGGACTCTTGCTCAGATGTATCCAAACAGCAAAAATGCTGCAAGGTTAAACAAAAACATGGAGCAACTTGCATTCATGACGCAAGCGTGGAAAGAGGCAGGAAACCCAGAACAAGTATCACAAATTGGTATCGCTAGATTAAAGCAACAACAATCAAGTCTTATTGACGAAATTGCTGGCAAAGATGAACGGGCAAAAAGAATTTTAACTGAACATTTTGATAGAAGGTTACAGCAAATGCAGGTTCCTACTTTTGAAAAAGAACCAGTAGGAAATACTTTAAGTCAGTTTCTCAAGGAGGCCGAACAAGCTGAAATACAGATAAATGAGAAAAATTATAGAGGTTTCTATGATGAGATGGATAAAAAAAACGTAAGTGTTTCTTTTGATGAGGCAAAACGAAAAATTTCATCGTTACTTTATGCAGCTAAAGAGCAGGGCTTTAAAACAGTTGATGACAAAGGCATTTATTCTTTAATTGGAAGAATTGATACTCAGAAACAAAATTCTGCACTAGCAAAAGAGTTAAAAAACAAACTACAAAGTGGAGAAATAAAACTTACACCAGAAATCCAAGATCAATTAGATAGGTTTTCAACTGCTGGTGATGCTTTTACATTTGAGGATATCTCTTCATTGAGGCAACAATTGGCAGAAGCAGTTCCAGAAGGTGGTGCAGCAGGAAAAGGAGATCCAGCTAAGAATCTGGCTTCTAAAATTTCTAGAGATTTTGGTGAGTATGTTGACCAACTTGCCGAGAAAAATGGAATGAGCAATGAATGGAGTCGTGTAAACGCATCTCATGTTCAAGACAGGTTGCTTTATGAGAGATCATCACCTGGGGCAATATTAAAACAATCGTTAGGTGACGCTAGATTTACTCCTTCACAAATAGTTGACAACGCTATTTCTGACCCTAGAAATGCAAGGGATGTACTTCGTGCTGTAAGTCTTAAAGTAGATGATAATGGCAATTCAGCAGAACCAGCAATACGAGATCAACTCCAACAGGCTTACTTTTCACAAATTGGACTTACTTCAAAAGTGGGTATTTCGCCAACAAGCATAAATTATAACCCCGAAATGGTCACGGCCTTGTGGGGAGATGTAAAAGGTGCTGGAATGGTTAAGAAATTAGATGAACTTAATAAAACATTCCAAGTCCAAAAATTAAATTTGGATAACCTTACCAAAGAAGACGTTTCAATGTTGTCATCTGCTCTTGGAGATACGGAAACAAGAAAGGTTATTTCTGCGATTGCTCAGAAAAAAGCACTCGAAAAAGAATCTGCAAAATTAGCTGATGATAAGATCATTGGCTTAGCAATGGAAAACAGATGGGATAAACTTGCAAATGGAGAACTTGCATCTTCTGCGATTTCTTCGGGTGTATCATCTGGAAGCGTTTCTAAAGTATGGTACTCAATGCCGATTGGAGAAAGAAAAGCATTTTCTAAAGACTTCATGTATGAACTTCTTGGTTCTTATTCTGGAACTGGCAAACCTCTTGCTAAAGCGCCATACATAACAATGCCCGATGCAGACAGATTTCTTAAAGATGTTGGTCAAGTTGCAGGACAAGCATCTACTCAAGAAGGCAGGGAATTATTAAAGAAGATGAAATTGGTTCTTGGGGAAAAAACTACTAATAAGTTTATTTCTGCACAAAAAATGATTCAAGCATCACAAGTATCTGGGCAAAGAATGGGTAAAGATGAGGTGCGAGCAGTTGTTAGTGCTGGTGGAGTTTCAGCATATGTTGCTCAAGGACTTGGGTCATTTGTAAATAATCGTCTCATGTCAGCAGCATATGGAATTGGAGCATTGGAACCATTTCTAGACATTCTTGCTAGAGATGTTGGGTCAGCAGCAACAGAGAAAGCATATTCACGTATGATTTCACAAATGTTGACCACTAAAGCTGGAGTTTCTGCAATTACTGATGGCATGGGTAATGATCCAGCTTTTGCTGGAGCAATGACTAAAATGATTAGCGAAATTAAACAGAGCGAATCCAACGCACAAAACGAGATTGATAAAAAGCCTGTTAAAAAACCTTAATTAAAAATACAACAATCCTGCTCTTGCCAGAAGCATATCGTCAGCTATAAGTAGTTCTTTAAGCAACAAGTAAAAACAACATGAGTGACAACGAACTTCTTGAGATTGACAGTAAACAGGCAATTAAGGAGTTCTTTCTTGAGGTTAAGGAACGTGCGAAGCTATTCCCGCGCAACTCAATCGAGCATTACAATCCTAACGTAGCTGCACAAATCTTATGGATGCTTGCACAAGGTGGACGTATTAGCGTAATTGCTAAGAAGTGCAAAGTGTCACATGAGCTAGTAAGGTCGCTAGAATGGCGGCATAACGACACGCTTGAGTCAAAGCGTAAGGAGTTCTCTAAACGCTACGCAATTGCTGCTGCTGAGTACACCGATCTATTATTCGAGAAAGCAGAACAATTATCCAACGACCCAGAGCAATTGAAGATGATCTCGCCAGACCGTCTTGCTTTGACCATTGGCATTATGACAGACAAAGCTGGGCAACTCTCTGGTATGGCAAGTACAATCGTGGAACATCGTAAGGGTGCAAGTATTGACGATGCTGCCAAGATGATTGCTGAGGCAAAGTCTCGCATTGCCAATAAAATCAAGGAACAAGCAATTGAAGTTGAGGTTATCGAATCATGATCAAAGAACCAGAATCAAGGTTTGATGGCCCAATCTTCAAGCATTACGTTGTAGAACATGATGGCATTAAATATGGTTGCAACACGCTTATTTACGCCTCGTACTTAGCCGAGAAGTTCAACGCTAAAATCTGGGATATAGTACTTGAAAAGCATATCATCCCGTTTATTGGGATATGCAGGCATTGTGAGAAGCGTCGAGAACTTCATCTTGTTGACGGCAACCGAGGATCATTTCCTGCTGAGGACGATACATTTGGATGCGAAAAATGTAATAGCGTATACAGGATTGTCAATGTACTCATGGAGACTGACGCATACAGAATCAAATAATGCAATGGCGTAATCATGCAATATTGCAACCTCCGTCAGACGACGAGATTTGTGTAATGGAACCAGATGAACTTATGGACATCCATAAGGTTTATCACGAAGCTATTGATAACGCCGAAAGAGATCCGTACAGGTATGGATTCAGATTGCCGCATTGGGAAAAGGCAGAAGAGCAATTGTCACAAGTCTCTGAGGTTCTGGCACTTGGTGGTAATCGCAGTGGAAAAACTGCCTGGGGTTCCTATTGCGTAGTCAAAGCTGCAATCGAAAATCCTAAGTCTGAAATATTCTGCTTCTCACAAACATCCGAGGTTAGCATACGCCAGCAACAAAGTGCAGTATGGAACTGGATTCCCAACGAGTTGCGTACTAAGCAAACATCAGCAAACGCATACATCTCGTACACTAAGAAGAACGGATTTACTGACAATTCGTTGATCTTCCCCAATGGTTCGCAGATCATCTTCAAGACGTACTCACAGTATCAGAATAATCCGACGATCCTAGAAGGTGCTGAACTTGGCAGCAAAGACCCTAAATGGCATAATATCGGAGTATGGCTCGACGAATATTTATTAGGAAACGAGTTAATTGACACGCTTCGATTTCGACTTGCGACTAGAAATTCAAAGTTGCTACTTACTTTTACCCCGATTGACGGGTGGACGGAAGTCATTAAGGAGTATTTAGACGGTGCAACAACCATCGAGAACGTCAAAGCTGAGTTGCTAAACGACGAGATCGTTCCATACGTCCAACGCAGCAAGAAGCGTAATGCTAGCGTTCATTACTTTCACTCCAAGGATAATCCTTTTGGTGGCTACGAGCGTATTAAGGAAACTTTGATGGGCAGATCAAGGGAAGAGATACTTATCCGAGCATACGGAGTACCAGTAAAGTCTCATGCTACCAAGTTCCCGCGCTTTAACAAGGAAGTCAATGTTGTTAAACCTCAAGAAATACCAACAACCAATGTCACAAGGTATCACGTTATCGACCCCGCTGGTGCTAAAAACTGGTTCATGTGCTGGATTGCCGTTGACGAATCGAATACATACTGGGTTTACCGTGAATGGCCTGGGGTTGACGTTGGTGACTGGGCTGAATGGCGTGGAGGAAAGTGGGTTGGTGGAGCAGGATCAAAGGGACAAGGATTTGGTATAAAAGACTACGTTGACACAATCTTAGAGCTTGAAGAAGGCGAGGAGATATTTGAGCGACTCATCGACCCAAGGCTTGGTGCTGCAAAATACCAAGCAGCAGATAGTTCATCGAGCATCATCGAAGATCTAAACGAGCAGGAGATTATTTGCATACCTGCACCTGGGATGGAGATTGATGATGGTCTACAAGCGTTGATCTCAAAAATGTCATGGGATACAACCAAACCCATAGATTCAGTAAATAGACCACATTTCTACGTTAGTTCTGACTGCGAGAACATCATACAAGCACTTTCCGAGTACACTGGCGAGGGTGGATTAAAGGAAGCGTGGAAAGATCCGATTGACGTATTGAGATATGCTGCTATTGCTGGTGTTGACCATGTTGATGAATCAAGGTCTTACTGCACAAGGCAAGGTTCTGGAGGATACTAATACATGAATACAACCAAACAAGCAAAGAAACGTGGACGGCCATTCAAGGTGAAGGTATCAGAACCATTGCCAACAACTGAGGAAACAATCACATTGGATGACAACTATGTTGGTTCATTCTTAGTTATTATGTTATGCCCAAACAAAAGCTGGGTAGGAGTGCGTATGGATGGAGAAAAGGTGCTTGTAAGGTGTCACGCAAACCGATCAGATAAACTACTTGGCAAAACCATCAAAGTAGGTATCATCAAGTCACAAGACGCAGAAGATTTTTACGAACATATTTTATGAGCGACATGACCCACGAAGACGAAGAAGCAATGATTTACGCCGAGGACGAGCCTAATATCAATGCTTTGACAGATGCTTATAACACTTGTTTGCTCAATCTTGAGGAATACTTTGAAATTTGCCTACGTTCATACAATGATCGTCGCAACATATGGCCTGGGAAGACTGACGATCTACGGAAGAACGATAGCAATGCTTTCCCTTGGACGGGTGCTAGTGATACCGAGGTTAACATCGTTGGCGAGAGGATCAATGCTTTTGTAGCCATCTTAGACCAAGCACTACAACGATCCCACATTAAGGCTTTCCCGACAAGTATGGCATCCATGTCCCGTGCTGGAATGGTTTCGAGCTTCCTTAAATGGATGAGGTCTTCATACATACCGAATTTCCGTCAAGAGATGGAACTAGGTTCAAATTATCTGCTAGAGAAGGGGTTGATGGTATCTTACGTTGGCTGGAAACGAGAAAAAAGAACATACTTACAACAAGTATCCATACAAGAAATAGCGCAAGTCTCCCCTGATCTAGCGGAACTTATTAGTTCTGGCGTTGATGATACTATGGTTATGGATATGCTGGCTACGGCATTCCCTGACTTATCCAAGAAACGTGCAACGAGGGTTATTAAAGACCTGCGGAAAAAAGGCACAGCATCTGTGTCCATCCCTCGCACAACGGTAGATTGCCCAATGGTGCATTCTTGCGCCCCAGATGGCGAAGTGCTATTCCCAGCATACGTTACCGATCCACAAAGGTCGCCATATGTATTCTGGAGGACATTCCTTACCGCCCAAGAACTTGAAAAGAAGGTCACAAGTGATGGATGGGATAAAGACTGGGTTGAAAACGCAATCTCCAACCTGCGCGGCAAAGACTCAATGTACCTCGATGGGGAGAAGATTAAGCAGAATACACGACTACCAATCACAGACGACAACGATCTGATCATGGTTGTGTACGCATATCAACGCTTGATCGACGAAGAGGACGGTAGTGAAGGTATTTACTGCACCGTGTTCCACCCGATGACTGAGGACTACGCAAAGCATGAGTTGCTGAATGGTTATGACGATTATCCGTTTGTAGTGACTAGGTTGTCAAACGATCAGAAGCGGATGTACGACACACAGACGTTCTCAGACGTTCTAAGGGGCGCACAGATGCAAGTTAAGACAGAACGAGACTCTCGTATTGATCGTGCGTCAATGTCCACCTTGCCACCTTTAATGCACCCTGCTGGACGACCTCCTAGTGACTGGGGGCCAGGAGTCCGTGTACCTTATCGTCGCCTTGGTGAAATCGCTTGGGGGCCGATCCCGCCAAATGATAACAACTCAATGGAGATTGAGCTATCAATGACAAGGCAAGCGGATCGCGCTGTTGGTCTTGACCTTGACAACCCCATCTCAGCATCGAGGCAACAGTTTTATGTATCACGTTTTCTAGATCATGTTCGTGACGTTTTAACAATGTCATGGAAACTCTACCAGCGTATGGGGCCAGATGAAGTATTCTTCCAAGTTACGGGGAATCCTAACCCACAGACCATGACGAAAGGAAGTCCCGATGAGAACTTCTCAATCGTGGTAAACTTTGACTCGCAGTCAAGTGATCCAGAGACGGCATCCGAGCAACTAAAGAACATGGTATCGCTGGTGCAAATGGACAGGAATGGCGTTATCGACATCAACAAACTTCTTGAGTTTACAGCGGCAAGCATCAATCCGATCTTTGCTGACTATGTGTTACAACCAGTTGAAGAAGCACAGCAGAAGGTGGCTAAGAACGTCACCGATGACCTTGCTAAGATCTTTGCTGGTATCGAGGTTCCTGCACAGGCTAACGGAGCGCAGATGGCAATGCAGATGATCCAATCGTATGTCCAGCAACCAGACATTGCACAACGCGCACAGTCTGACGAAGCATTCGGTCAACGACTACAGAAATACGCGAGCCAATATCAATTCCAACTTCAACAAATGGAGAACGCTCAGATTGGACGTATTGGTACGGCTCCAGCACAAATGGGCGGTATGACAACTCAAGGAATGGAACAAGGATAATCTTATGAAACAAGGACTGTACTCTAATATCGCAGCTAAACGCAAACGTATCGCAGCAGGTAGCGGAGAAAAGATGAACAAAGTTGGCAGCAAGAAAGCACCTACTGCAAAGGACTTCCGCGAATCAGCCAAGACCGCCAAGAAGAAGTGAAAAACACGCTTCCAGATGACATAGCTCGATGCAATGGCGATTGGTCAGAGGATGGCGTAGATTCTGGTTGGCGTGAAGGTTGCGAAACTTGCTTGCGGAGGACGGCTGAAAGACCAGAGTATTACACAATGATTAGCCCACCTGCCATCATTGCCTTTGAATGCGAATACCTAATTGAACCATAATGGAAAAACGATTCACAAAAGTAGTTACAAATCCCACTACAGGCCGCAAGAGAACTGTGAAGTTTGGACAAGCAGGTAAAGCCGCAGACGGTGGTGATCGTATTCGTCCAGGCACAAGCAAAGGAGACGCATATTGCGCTAGGTCAAACGCTATCAAAGGCGACTGGCGTAGTGATAAGAACTCACCAAATAACCTGTCACGCCGCAAATGGAAGTGTAGCGGAAACAAATCAATGAAGTAATATGACACCAATACCAAAACCAACGCTACAACAAGCAATCGACGGCATCAGTGACCGTGACGAGTTCAAAGTAATTGTAACATTCATCCGCGAGGAGCGTGAAAAGTTCTTTGGTGATCTTCGGTCAGCAGAATCATCGAATGACGTTATGAAGATTGCTGGTTCAATTGCAGCACTTGATGAACTGCTTTCAGTCTTGTCTTGACATCATCGTAATCATGTTATAACAAAGTCATGCACGGTTGTTTGTGCGTTTCATTGTTGTTGTGTTAAACCCCTAGATGAGTAAATCCATCTAGGGGTTTTTGCGTATTGTGATACATTACTAAACTACTTGACATACTAATGATTTAATGATTGACTTCGTGCATCGCCAACGCAAGGCGTAAAACTAGCGTTTATGACTAATAGCACCAATCAAGCCACCGCTGAGGCTACACAATCAGTGTCAGATAACATCTCATTTGAAGAGCTTGTAGCTCGTAGAATCGGGAAAGAAGTTGCACCAGAGACGGAAGAAGAGTCCGAGGAGGAAGCAGTAGATACTGATGACGCTGAACTTGCCAGTCTAGAAGACGGAGATGACGCAGAGGAATCTACTGAAGAATCTGATGACGAATCGGAAGAAACTCCAGAGGAGCATGAAGAAATAGACCTGCTAAGTCTCTCTACAGAGCAGATTCAAGAACTTGCCAAAAAAGGTAAAAGCCGACTACTTCAACGAATTGGAGAGCTTACCGCCCAAAAACGGAGCCTAGAGGAAAAACTTGCTGCTCAACCCCTGCCAGCACCGCTTGCAAATGGTGACAGAATGCCAGACGACATCCAAGCAATTGGAGATCTAGTGGCACTGAAATCATTCCATGAGGAGATGGCAAGGACGCTGGAGATGACGGATGACATTCTTGACGAACACCAAGATTATGCTGATGACGATATTATTGTTGTTGGTGACAAGGAGTTCCCCAAGTCTAAAATCCGTCTAGCTAACCGAAATTCCAAAAAAGCAATTACCAAGTACATCCCTGCCAGACAGCAGGAGATTGCAAAGATTGCTGAGTACGGAGTGATGGAACAGCAATACTTAGCAGCAGCACAAAAAGAAGTTCCAGACATTACGGATGAAACGTCCGATATTGGAAAGAACTACAAAGCACTAATTTCTGACCCATTAATTTCTAAAATCAAACGAGATATCCCAGAAATTGGGATACAAATAGAATACATCCTTGCACACGCATCAAAGTCTATCTTTGGAGGTAAAGCAAAGTCTATACAAACTGGAGCTGGGAATAAGTTGAAGGTGTCGCCACCCGCTTCCCCAGTTGGTTCTGGTTCGTTAAAGATTAACTCTAGCTCAAAGACAAAGACAAAAGATGCGTACAACAAGTTTGAATCAACAGGATCTGTTGAAGATTGGGTTGCTTCCAGAATTGCTAGAATGAAATAATTTACCGAAATAATATTATGCCTATCTCAAGTACATATTCCCCAAATGCCCCAGCGGCAAAAACTGGTACTGGTTCCGCAGTATCGAACCGTGAAGATCTCAGCAACGAGTTGAGCTTGCTTGCACCAGAAGAAACCCCAATCCTTAGTCTTTGCTCGAAAGGTAAAGCTACCGCTACCTTTAGCGAATGGACTGTGGACTCGCTTGCTTCTCCAGTTACAACTGGTATCTCTGAAGGTTCTGATGTAACCTCGTTTAGCGACAAGTTTGCTGATCGCGCTCGCCTTGGCAACTACGTTCAATTGATGCGCCGTGACTATCTTGTGTCTAACTTGCAACAAGCTGTTACCTCTGTTGGCCCTGCAAACGTAGCCCAGGCGGAAGCAAAAAGCATGCGTGAAATCAAACGTGACATCGAGGCAACGATTGCCTCCGATAACGAAATGACCGTTGAAAACGGTGCTGGCACTCCTTACGGTATGCGCGGTCTTGGCAAGTGGGTTCAAGATGCGGCACAGGCAACAAACCCTGTTCCAGCAGCTTACCGTACTCCTGAGTTGTCAATCATCGAAGCAGGTAACACGTATACTTCTGCCACTGAAAGTAACTTCAACGCGGTAATCGGCTCTATCTTCTCCAAGAACGGAGAAATGAACAGCTTAACATTTGTTGCTAATACTGCACTTCGTCAAGTCATTAGTAATTTCAGTCGTTCTGCTCCTGTTTCAGCCACTGTTGGAAGTGTGTATAGCATTAATCAAGACGCAACAAGCAAAACCATTACTCTTTCGGTAAATCTATATGATTCCGACTTTGGTATGGTAAAAATTGTTAACGGCAATCCATCTTGTATGCCTACCGCATTAACCAAGGTTGGTTATATCCTCAACCCTAAGTATCTTGGCTTTAACACCTTGATCCCAATGGGTGCTACCCGTCTTGAAAACCAAGGTGGTGGCGAGCGTGGTTTTGTTGACGTAGCAGGAACCTTGTGCGTTAAGCATCCACAAGCACATGGCAAGATCGCTTATTCTTAATCCAAACTAAAAATATTAAAATATGAAATTAATTAATAACGAATCTGGGCGCGGTTTTACTGACGTTATCGTGCTTTCTGCTGCTGATCTTGCCGCAATTGCCGCTGCTGGCGGAACAAAGACCATTGGTCTGATCCCTAAAGGTGGTGGTATTCGCGGTGCAAGCATTTCAACTTCGCAGACGTTTGTAACATCTGGCACTACAACTGCCGTTGCTGCAACTGGTGCTGTTAAAGTAGGCATCAGCGGTGCTGATGCAAAGCATATTGCTTCTGCTGTTCCTCCTGCAACTGTTGACCTTGCTGCTCGCTTTAATAGTGGAAGTGGTTGGACAACTGGCATTCCTGTTGTGATTGATATCCCGACTACTGCTGCCATCCCAGTTATCCTGACGGTTGCTGCTGGCAATTACTCGTCACTTGATGGTCAGATTGTTATCACTCTGGACATTATTGATCCTGTTGCTCAAGCGTTCTAAATACAAACTGGGGAGGGAGGGTAAAATCTCCCTCTCCTTTATTTTTTATGTTTGAAAGCGAAGCACTTACTTCAGCACTCGTTAAGGAACTTTGTTCTGGACGGATGCTAAAGGAAACAATGCAAAAAACGCGTGAACAAGCAGCATCTGCTGAAGCACGTTCTATGAAAGATGCTAAATCCATGCTTGGTAGTCCAATCGGAGCTATCCCACAGCATGAATACTTTTTGTTAGCGAATAAGTACGGAAAAGAATGCTGGGATGACCGAGGCTTTGTCCGTGACTTTTTTAAATCACAATCACACTTGAGAGCGGGACATATTTAATATGCAGACGAGAACCTACGCAGACCTTTTCGAGCTAGTATCAGCACTCTGCGGGGTCACCTTTGCAACTATAGAAGAACCTCGTATCCGCGCCTTGATGAACCGCAGGGCAGTACGGGCGTTTAAGTCAAGCAACTACTGGACACGCTTTATCAAGATCGGTGAGGAACGTACCGTTTATGGGGGATGTATTCCGTTTTTTCAAGCGGGTAAAACCACCATTGATTCGTTTTTACGAATTTTTCCATACGCACCATACAGAACAAATGGCAGTCAAGAATATCAGTATGCAGTTGGTCAAAGTGGTGCTGAGTTAGTTTCTGGGAATATAGTACCAACGTCTGCGTTTGTAGTCTATAAAGGCATCCTCAGCTTCTCCACGGCAGCAGGTGCAACGTCTTCGTCGCTAACGTCATTGTCGCTAATCCCAGAAGAATGGTTTGAGTACATGGCACACGGCACATACGCCGATTACCTACGCGCTGAAGGCCAACAGGAGAAGGCAGCACAAGCAGACGCTGAGGCTAGTGAGATACTACTCGACGAGTTGATGAAGATTGACGAGCAACACACCCAAACAATTATAGCAAAGCGCATCTTCACCAACATGAATATGCAATCCCGTGAAGGTGGTGGTGGTGCAATGGGAACCAGCAGTGGTTCTGGAGATCAGGTTTTGTTCCCGCCAATTACGTCTGGAGACACTTGGGGTGGATTTACTTGGGAGATTACAAGTGTGGAGGCAGGAAATACAGATTACCTTGGGACTCTTACTCTTGCTCGATTTGAACTTAAAGATCCATATGGTGCAGTTGCGTTATTACTGACATCACCAAGTCAGATCACTTTAAATAACACTGCGGCAAACTTATGGAGCGTAACTATTAACCCATTGGTTGTAACGCTAGCAGCAAATATTTATACTTATGGTCTGGAAACAACAGATTCTATAAGTGGTGTTAAAACTCAGCTTGTTGGTACATTAACGGTAAACGTAGACCCAGTAATTTAATGGCAAATATAACAGTAACAACTAGTGGTGGAGCAACCTCGCTAGTAAGCATTGGTTCGCGTGGGCCAGCAGGGCCAGCAGGCTCAGGCGGCGGCGGAACCCCAGCGGGATCAACTTTAGGGCAGGTGCAACTGCGGAATAGTGATGGCACTGCACTAGCAGCAGACAGCGGTCTGGTGTATACGGGTACTGGCGTTACTGGCGTTTTAAAAGTCGGTGGCGGTAGCGTTATAATGTCTGACCCAACGATTTCCCAAAACGTGGCAATCGGTGGCGGCAACCCTACTCTACCATTTGCTAATCGCACGACTGGGAATTACAACACGGTTATTGGAACAAATAGTCTCCCAGCACTTACTACTGGAAGCAGCAATGTTGCGATAGGAACCTCTACTCTTTCAGCTTTGCTGACTGGCAATAATAACGTGGGCATTGGTGTGAACACTCTTACGGCGGTTACTTCTGGATCGGGGAATACTGCTTTTGGCAGCGGCGCAGGTGCTTTTATTACAACTGGGTCTGATAACATTTGCATTGGAGGGAGCCCATCTGGTATTACCAATATATCATCCATATCGATTGGAGCGACTGGTGACGGCAGCAGTACCACGGTTATAGGTGTAGGGGGGAATAGTCCTAACACACAGACCAGACT